CCCTGGGATTGCGTCATGCGTGGTCGATGCGCTTGCGAGGAAAAGAAAAAAGGCCGCAATGAGCGGCCTTGATCTCGTGGTGCCGGGGGACAGAGTTGAACTGCCGACACGGGGATTTTCAGTCCCCTGCTCTACCGACTGAGCTACCCCGGCAACGTGTGGTGAGATGCGCTTTTATGCAAAGCTCGGGGCGATGGCAAGAGGGAATTTGGCCTTTGCCGGATTTTGGGCCACGTTCGGACATGTCGCCCTCACGGTCTCACCGGCCCGCCGTCTCAGGGCGCGGTCCTTCATGTTCCGCTCACTGGAGGTCCATTCCGCGGGCCTGACCCTCGGGGCCAAGGGCCTGCGCTGCGGATTGCGTTATGCATACAGCGCACGCGACGGCGGTGAAATGGAGGAGCACCATGTCGCTTTGAAAGTGGGATTCAGCTTTTGAGAGGGAGAACGGCCGTTTTCGGTCTGTCAGACGGCAAGGGAAACGCTGTGCCCTTTCGCGCTCCATGATCCGGTCGGACCCGGCCGGCGCTGGATGCGCAACGGCCCGTCGATGGCCCCCGGATATGGGGGGTCACAGAAAATGAGAAGTAAGGGAATGACTGGGTTGGGGTGGCCAGGTGCTTGACGGATGCTTGACGGGTGCGGGCTGGCGGGTGTTTTGAAAATTTTTTTGGGGGCGAAAGGTGAGTTGAGAAATTTTGGCGTTTTCTTGAGAAATTTGCACGATAAATGAGAAATGGCGGCCCTTCCGGCGTGTCGATTGTGACACAAAAAGAAGGGTTTTTTTATGTCTGACGGTGTGCAAGATTTGTTGCTGCAGGCGGTGGCGTGTCATACATCAGGCGGCTAACTTTGGCAGGCACCCTGCTTTCTCCCACCCTATGGCTTCCCAACACCTGGCGTAGATCACGTTTCCGACGCGCTCCCAGGCCCGTTGCCGCGTCAATGCGTGGTGCCAGAGGTTAACCCGTGTCTGAAATCGCCGATCCAGCGCGGGAAAGCTCCAGTTCCTGACGGAGCTGCTCGTTCTCACGTTGTAGATTGGTCACGATCTGGTTGGTTTTGTCGAGCTGGTCCTGGAACGATGCGAATGAAGCGAGCGCCTGGTCAAGCTGCCCCTGCATGTTTTCAATCTGCTGTTCCGTGGTAATGGCCTTGTGAAAGGCCTTTATATTACTGACGATCGCAGTTGTGTACACGGTCTTTGATTTCAAAATGTCGATGGTTTGCGCCATAACCTCGGCGAAGTCGAAGTCGTCATGGTCATTATTTGCACTCGCCATGGGCGCGCCCATCCCGGGCATCTTCGCGAAGGCTTCGCTTGCGGCGTTGCTATCGGCCATACGTGCAAGTGTCTCAGCTGCGGTTTTCTCTGGCCGGCGCATTTCTCCTTCTCCAGTTCGCAGCCAATCACTCGAAACACCGTACTTGTCAGAGATTTTCGATAGCCACTTTTCGGGAATCTTCGCTTTTGCTTTAGCTCCAGAGATTGACTGCTGCGAGATCCCTAAGGCGTTCGCTACGTCGACGGCTTTTGTCGTCCCGACGGCGGTCATAATCCTGGCAAAGACCTTGTCAAAGCAGTTCGCAGAAAAATCGCCTAACTCCGAACTTTTCTCCGAACTGTTGTTTGTGGTTCGGAGTTTGTTATTACTGTTCGATTTTGTTTGATTTTTCATTTGAGACTTCGCCTAAAATTGTTTTTCGAACTTCGAACTAAAATTTTAGTTGACATCGACTTAATCAATGCCTTACTCCGAACTTGCGTTTAGTTAAGATTTTCACCTTACATTTTGACCTCTAAACCAACGGATTCGGTCCCGCAATGGCAAAAAAACACCATGGCCCGGACAAAGCCCCCCGGCAGCTGCTTCTTCCTCTTGGAAGCGGCGGCACAAACACCATTCGTGCCGGCCGGTTGGGGCGTCATGACGCGATCCGCGAGGCTTTGACATCAGCCCTTGCGAACTGCCCTCTCAGCCGAGAGGAGTTTGCCGCGGAAATGTCCCGCCTGACCGGCGAGTCCATCTCGGTCAACCATCTCAACAATTGGTGCAGCACGGCAAAAAAGGACTGGCGATTCCCCATGGAATACGCGGCAGCCTTCTGCTTGATCGCCCAGGACTTCGCGATGTTCGAGGCCGCTCTTGAAGAGACGGGCCGCGAGTTGGCCGACGAAGAAAGCCGGGTGCTGGCGGAGTACGGCCGCGTCCTGGTGCAGAAGCGCAAGGCAGCGTCCAAAGAGCGCGAGCTGCTGGAGAGGTTGGGAGCATGAAGATGAAGAACAACGCACCGAAGATCAGGGCGTTTCTGGTTGCCCGGGAGATCACCCAGACCAAGATCGCCAAGGACCTGGGTGTGACCGTGACAATGATCAACAGATGGATCGCCGGGACCAGCCAGTCCCAGCGTGTCTATGACTATTTCATTGAACTTGGCTGCCCGCGGGAATTCTTTGTGGGGCGGCCGGAAACGCGGAGGGCTGCGTGATGGTGGAAACAATGGTGACGCTGGCGCTGTGTGCACCCAGCTTGGGGCTGGTATCTGTCCTGGTGGCAAATCTGGTGAAGACAAAGCGGGCGGCTTGTGCCGCCCGGAAATGAAGGAGGGCGTATGGCTGCACGGGGAATACTCAAGATCGTCGAGGCAAGTTTAGCAAATGGTCTGCAGTACGATGCATTTCGCGCAGGACTGGAGAAGCTAGCTGCTTTGCGGAGGAACCAAGGAGAAACCCAGGGGGATATGGGGGCCAGTCAGGCAGCGAGACGTAAACGAGGAATGCGGTGACCAGATCGTACAGGACCTTTCGTTGTTTTGTAGGGAGCATTGTCGCTTCTGATGCGGTCACTCTGTCCGTGTTTTCTAGTAACCGCAGGACTTTTTCCTGGTCAATGGCGCGAGGCCGAACTTTTCCCTGCTCTGCGGCGAACTCTCTAAATGAATACATTGCAAAATTGTAAAGGACTTCTTGAACGTCACGGGCCGGCGTCATGTTTTCCTCCTGGTCACAGGGTTTGTTGTGGTGACGGCTCCATACCAGGGTTTGGCAGAGGCAACAATCTTCGATCCTTTAACACCTGCCCGGTCCGGCGACTGCCCGGGCAGGCATTAAACGAGTGAGGATTCCCGAGTGAAGTACACAGCAGCGCAGATCGCAGCAGCATTGGGCCAAACAGATCGAGCTATTCAAAAGCGCGCCGCGCGTGAGTCTTGGCCTTCGGAGAAGCGCAAGGGCAAAGGCGGCGGCAAGGTATTCGACCTGTCCTGTCTGCCGGAAGACGTCCGGACGGCGATGGTCACCCAGACGGCCAGGGGCGCGGTGCAGGCCGACGAGTGCACGGCCCTGGAGCTGGCGAAGACGGCCCCGATGGCGAAGCGTTCATCCGTGCCGGCGGTCCCGAAGATGGCGCAGCACATCACCCTGGACATCCCGCGCAAGAAGAAGGCTCTGGCCAAGGCCGAGCTGGTGCGCATCTACACGGAAGCCCTGGCCAAGGCCCTGAACAAGGAACAGGCCAGGATCGGGTTCATCCAGGCCTACAAGGCCGGCGCATGGTCGGACCTGTACGCGCAGATCGGCGATGTGAGCTGGAAGAGCATCGAGCGCTGGAAAGTGCAGCTTGACCGCTCCAGGGACGCCTTCTTGCTGGCCGACAGGCGCGGCCTGGCCAAGAAAGGCGAGTGCAGTCTGACCGACGAGATGCAGATGGCCGTGCTGCGTCTGGTGTTGCATCCGAACAGAATCCGGGTCTCGACGTGCATCACCATGGCGCGCGAGATGCTGACCGCGACGACCTTTTCAGAGGTGCCCTCACCGGCCACGTTCCGCCGATTCCTGACCAAATTCGAGGCCGTGAACCGCGACGTGTGGGTCTTCTGCCGCGAAGGCGTGAAGGCCTGGAACGACAAGGTGGCCATGTACATCGACCGCAACCTGTGGGCCCTGCAGGTCGGCGACATCCTGGTGGCGGACGGCCACCGGCTGAATTTCCAGACGATCAATCCAGAAACGGGCCGCGCGTGCCGCATGACCCTGGTGGTCTGGTACGACATGGCCTCCAACTTCGCCCTGGGCTGGGAAGTGGCGCCGGAGGAAAACATCCAGGTCATCGCCGCTGCCATGCGCCGGGCCCTGTTGCGGCTCGGCAAGCCGGCGCGCATCGCCTACCTGGACAACGGCCGCGCCTTCAAGGGTACGTATTTCACCGGGAACCTGGAGCAAAGCGGTATCGCCGGACTGTTCCAGCGCATCGGCATGGAGACCATTTTTGCCTGGGCGTATCACGGCCAGTCCAAGACCGTGGAACGCTTTTTTGGGTATCTGCGCCAGATGGAAGAGCTGATGCCTTGCGGCACGGGCTCATCCATTGAATTGAAGCCCGCCTATCAGAAGCGCGGCGAGTTCATGCACCGCAGGATCCAGGAGAAGAACGGCACGCGTCCTTTGACCCTGACCGAGACGCATCAGGCCATTGCGGCGTGGCTGGATTACCACGCGAACACGCCCCAGCAGCGCGGGCATCTGCAGGGCCGCACGCCCCGGGAAGTCTTTGAAGCCGGCCGCGGCGACGGGCTGTCGGAAGCCCACCTGCTGACGCTTCGGGAATGCATGCTGGAAACGCGCAAGCGCCATGCAGACCGCTGTCAGGTGACCCTGCCGGGCAACCTGATCGGATCCTCCGACCCCATCACCTACTTCGACCAGCGCCTCTATGGCCGCAAGCACGACGTGTTTGTGCGGTTCGATCCTCAAGACCTGTCCTGCGTTGAGATCTACGACACGGACTGGAACCACCTCTGCACTGCCGGGCTGAAGGGCAAGGTCAACGCGGCCGCGCGGATCCTGGGCTCGGACGACGACAAGAAGCTGTTGGAGTTGAGCCTGGATATGCGCAAGCACGCCGAAAAGATGGCCGGAGCCAAGGCCATGGAACTGCTGCAGGGCGAGATCCTGCCTGGTTACCAGGCGAGCATGGAGCGCATTGGGCTGTTGGGATCGACCCAGGAGAAGGCCGCGCCGCTGCCGATGGCTCCGGCACCAACGGCACTGCCCGAGCCCGAGATGAGCGACGCCGAATGGGCGGAGCGGATGGAAGAGCTTGAGGAGCTGAACGCCGAACAGCCGGCGCAGGACTCTTCGCAGGATGACGACTTCCAGCCCTACTCCATCAGCGAGGCCGAGCAGTTCTGGATGGACGTGCGCGGCACGTACCCGGAGGAAGACAAGTACGAGCGTATCCTGGAGGCCGAGGCCCAAGGCATGCTGATTCCTGCGGAGCATTCAGCGTTCGCCCGCTACTTCGAGCAGACGCCGAAGTACGCGTCACTTGAGGGCTATTTTGAAGAATTTCGGATGAAACTGGCGTTGATGTACGCCCGGCCAGCAGAGGTCGAGGCGCGTCCATAAAAAATGGGGCCGCGCCGCGAACGCGAACCCCGAAACGTAGAGGAGAATTCAGCATGAAGTTGAACCCGGCCTTTGTCAAGACGCGGAATGTCCGCAACTTCGAAGTGCTCATGAACGGCCTGGATCTGGCCGAAGGCGAGGGCCGCTTCGGCCTTGTCTACGGACAGGCCGGGAGAGGCAAAACCAGGACGTCACAATGGTACGCGGCGGACAACTCCTGCGTCTACATGCGGGTGCTGTCCATCTGGACCACGAGCGAACTGGACTTTTTGTGCGCGCTAGCCCGGGAGCTTGGCGTGGTGACTCCACCCAGGCGCAAGGCTGCGGCCTTCCAGGCCGTACTGGACAGGCTCATCGCCGAGCCCAGGGCCATCATCTTGGATGAGATGGAGAAGATGCCCTCGAAATTCCTCGGATTCATCCGAGATCTGACGGATCTTTCCGGGTCGCCGATCGTGTTCGTGGGCGAGGTGGAGCTGATCTCCTACCTGCAGGCCGAGCGCCGCGTATGGAGCCGCGTTTTCCAGCAGGTCGAGTTCGAGCCGATCAATGCCGGCGACATCGTTTTCTACGCTGCCGGCGTGGCCGGACTGCAGCTGGACAAGGCCGCAGCAGGGATCGTGGCCAAGTCATCAGGCGGCGATTTCCGCCTGGTGCGGCGCGATGTGATCGCGCTGGCGCAGATGTGCCACGGCAAGGGGACCAAGGAAGTCAACGCCGAGATGGCGACCATCGCGGCCAACCAGGCCCTGCAGGGGAGGTAGCATGGCTGGACGAAAAGGAAGTTTCGCGAACCTCGTTCGCGCTGAATTGCAATCCAGAGGCCGGGCGTCCGTAGCCGATCTGACGGCGGCGATAGTGTCCAAAGCAGCTCCGGAGCAGATCGCCGGCCGCAAGGTCCGTCCGATGGTTCAGGCGGTGATGCGTGACCTGCTGCGCTCCAAGGAGGTCGCCAGGGTTTCGGACGGCGTTTATTGCTGGGCGTCCCGCAAGGAGCCGGTGCAACTGCGTCAGAAGATGTGGACCATCCTGCGGGCGCGCCGGACCGTCAGTATCGAGGATCTGATGGAGCTGACCGGCGCCAGCCGCGGCTATGCCAGGCAGTGGACCACCATGTTGGAAGGCCACGGCGTTGTCCGCCGCCTGGATGACGGACGCCTGCAGCTGGTGGTCGATCCGGTGACCATGCCTTCGGACACTACGAAGGCCGAAAAACTCAAGGCCATCAGGGTGCGCAATGCCCTGGCCGCCATGCGTCAGGGCGTGGAGCAGGTGACGGTGGCCGTAAAAGAACTTGAGGAGGCTGTCTCATGGATTGGCCGTGTGGATTGGCAATAGCGATGTTTGTGGTCGGCTTGGCGCTCGGATGGGCGATCTGGGGAAGATAATTACATAATTGGAGGATGTTATGGTCAGTCAGGAAATTCGAACGAACGCCATCGCCCTGGGCGCGCTGATGCACCAGGTCACCGAAGAACAGGCCGCTGTGCTGCGGATCGTCAAGACAAACCTAGTGGCGGCTGCGGACCACGCCGAGGAACTGGAGAGAACCCTGGTCGCTCCGCAGGTCGAAGAACCCGTCAACGATAAAGAGCCCATGAAGGAGGCGTGCTGATGGCTAGAATCAAGCCTAACCCGGAAGTGATCGAGAACCGTGCCCAGGCCGAGGGCGCCCTGGCTGAAATGGCCGCCCTGGACCGCAAGATCGGCGCGGTCGAGACCGAGATGCAGGAAGCCATCGACCTCGCGAAGAAGAAGGCCGCCCAGGCCGCAGCGCCCATGCTGTCCCGCCGCAAGGACTTGGCTGATGCGCTGGCCGTTTTTGCCAAGCTAAACCGTCAGAGCCTGTTTGGAAAGCTGAAGAGCGCGGATCTGGGCTTCGGCGTGATCGGATTCCGTCTGTCCACGAAGCTCGTGCAGGTCAAGGGCGTGACCGTGGCCATGACCTTGGAGAAGCTGAAGCAGTTCGGATTTGTCGAGGCCATCAGGACCAAGGAAGAGCCAGACAAGGACGTCATGAGCGGTTGGCCTGACGAGCGCCTGGAGACCGTCGGCGTCAAGCGTCAGCAGTCGGACACCTTCTATATCGAGATCAAGAAAGAAGAGGTGCCGCAGGGTGACTCTGTGGCCTCTAAGCCTGCGCTGGCCAAAGTCGGATAGCCAACGTGCGAAACAGCCCCACGGGGCTGTCGTCCGGGCGTGGCGGCCCGGGCCTGATGAGCAGCCACGGAGAGACCATGCAGATCACATGCGGAATTTGCTTGCATCACGGCGACGCCGAGAGCTTCTTGCCGGAGAATGTCGGGATGCTCCCAGATGATCTTTCTTCGCCTGGGCCTGACTGGGTCTGCCCGCATTGTCTATGCGGGATCTACGCGCCACGCACGCTCACTGTCGACGATTTCATCTGCATCGACGAGGTCGACGATGAGAAAGCCGTATGAATGCGCAAGTTTACGTGAAACGGCGCTGGTTTGTGAATGGGTACGAAGTCACGCTGACAAGGATGCTGGAGACTCTCCCGCCATTGCCGACGTGCCGCGTTCCCATTGTAAGAATCATTGCGCGGCCTGGAACAATCGGCGCGGCGGAGGTGACTACTGCGGACGAACAATCACGACAACAGACAAGCGCTGTGCCCGAAGCTGGGGCTGGTTCAGGGAGAGGCTAGGCCTATGAAGCGAGAAGACTGGAAGAAGGTTGAGGACAGGCTGCGCTTTCCAGGTGCTCAGGTGAGCCTTCGCGTGGATGATCGGGAAGTGTGCCTAGGAGTCCGTACTGACAAAATGAAGATGGTCATCCAGGTTTTTATCGATGGCTGGACGCGTGGCGAATGGCTGAATGTCGAGAAGCCATGTCCGGAACAGGATTTCATGAAGCGTCACGAACGTTACATCTGGTCAAAAAAAGAGCGGGATGCCGCCGCGAAGTTCGCAAAGCGCTGGGGAAAGCGTGCAGCAAAGGAGCATCTTGGGGACATGAACAAAAAATTCGTGTTTTTTTCTCCTTACTTCTCATCTGTCCGCGCCGTCCGAACCCAGTACGAGAAGACCTTCAAATCCATCGAGCTGATCGAATCATGAAAGCCACCTGCCCCCACTGCGGGACCTACGGCCCTCTCGAAATCTTCTTGACGGCCGACGATGCCAAGAGCGTGCAGCTGGCCGTGGCCGCACTACCCGGCGAGCTGCCGCGCCTGACCTGGTCGTACCTGGGGCTGTTCCGCAAGCCGGGCAGCTCCAGGGTCCTGACCTGGGAGCGCGCCGGCAGGATCGTGGCCGAGTTGGACGCCCTGGTGACTGAGCCGGAAACGCAATGGAAAGGCGGCCGGGTGGTACAGAACCGCCCCGAGTTTTGGACCCAGGCCATCAAGCTCGTCCTGGACCGCGACGCCCAGGGCAAGCTGGAGCGGCCGCTGGACGGGCACAACTACCTTCGGGCCGTGGCCTACGAGCTGGCCGAAAAGGCCTGGCACCAGGGCAACGTGCGCCGGGAGACCGACGCACGGCAGCGGACCCAGGAAGCTCCGCCGCAACGTCGGCGGAATCTGGAGCGTGACGACCATGTCGTGCCTTTGTCCCAAGGTCTGGCGAACTGGCGCGAGAAGCTGGGGCTTGGCAAAAATGACGGAGGTAGTGCTGAATGATCACGCCTGACATGATCAACCTGATCCGTGCGAATAATCAGCAATTGAGCCACCGGACTCTGCAGGCCATTGCCGACCGCCTTGAGGAGCAGCACGCCTATCTACGCAGCTGTCTATGTACGATCGACATGCAAGAGGAGCAGCTCCGTGGATTGGGCGGAGAACTCGCTGAGAGCGAACGTCATCGTCAGCTGCTGACTACCCAGAACGACGAGTTATTGACCAGGTGCAAGCAATTGGAATCGGAAGTGGCACATGGATAAACGCAAATTTTCAGGTTCATTTAGTGTCAGAATTGACACGCGCCGCGCCCGCTTCGAGCTGTCGCCTGCAGAGTTGCATGGCGGCCCGGAGGGTGCATTCCGCGTCCGGATCGACCGCAAGTGGCACGACGGACCGGACGGCAAACCGCTGTTCTTCGACCGCGCCACGCTGGCCTGGATGGTTGTCGGCGCCGCCCTGGACGGCATGCCCGAGCCGGCTCCGCTGCCGCAGATCAAGCACGGTGACCGCGTCAGCGTTCGCTTTGAGCGAGACGGGTGCGGTCGTGTCGAAGGCGGATTCGTGGCCGCACCTCCCATCCTTGGGCATGACGGCCGCTGGTGGGTTCCTGTCACCATGTACGGCGGGACGCGACATGTCCCGACGGATGACATCATCGCAAAGGAGAACAGCCGTGGCCGCACCAAATAGGCAGCCCCTGTACGCCAAGATCGCCATTGCCAGGAAGCAGCTCGTGGACATGGACGAAGACGCCTACCGCGCACTGCTCGAAAACAAGTTCGGGGTGCGCAGCGCGTCGAAGTTGAGCTTCGCGCAGCTCTCCGCGCTCGTGCAGATCCTGGCCGAGATGGGCGCTACCTACACCACACCAGGAAAGCGGGTCACCAACACGAAGGTGACGTCCAAGGCCAGGCCTGACTTCATCGAGATCCCAGACGGTGACCGCCACGTCGAGAAGAAGCGGGCCATTTTGGCGATCTGGAAGAAGCTCGGCTACTCCATGAGCAGCCTGGAAACCAGGGTGAAACGTGGGTTTGGCGTCGAGTCCTTCACCTGGCTCCACGATGAGAAGAAGATTTCCGCGCTGCTGTCTGACCTGCTGAAGCGAGAGATGGCCTTCGACAAGAAGGCGATCCTGGCCGTCTGGGAGGACCGCGGATACCCCAGGACCAGTCTGGACGCGCTGGTGCGCCGTTGGTTTGGAGCTGAATCTTTCGCGCAGCTGCGCAATGGGTCGATGGTCTCCATGTTGCTTTCGGAACTGGAATATCGAGGCCCTGCCTTTGACCCGGACAAGGCGGATCTGAATGAGTGACACTCCGGGACATGCCTTGCGCCTGGCCGTCGTCGTCAGGCACGGATCCGTCCATGCGTTCCTGAAGCGTCATCCGGAGCTGACCAGGTCAACGGTCTACCAGGTGCTGGGTGACCGATACCCGGGAAATATGACCCGGCAGATGACGGTCATCAAGCAGGCGCTGGACGGTGTCACCGAAGAGGCGACGCAGGCCCAGTGGTCGCTGCCTGACCCGGATGAGCTGGCCGCGGTGATCCTGGATGCGCGGTGCGCCAGGTGCCGAAGGCCCGACAGGCGCGGGTGCAGAGGATGCAGACTTCAAGCGGGCCGTGAGGCCCAAGCCATACAGGAGTTTTTGGCAAAAACGAGGTGATCCATGCCCAAACATCTGATCAAGACGGTGGCAAGAATGGTGCAGGACGGGTGGCGTCCGTATGACGCCCAGCCGCGCCCAGAAGTTTACGAGCGGATTGGCTGCCCGAATGTCGAGGCCAAGCCGCACAAGCGCCCCTACTGGTTCGTACGGGGCGACATTTTTTGCTGCATCTCCTGCGAGCGTGCATGTAGCCTTGTCCGGCCATCCGGATTCCCGCCGGCGCTCCCGATCAACTATCCGCAGACCGCTGAGCCGTTCACGCTGTCGCCCCAGGAGCTGGTCTCCAGGCGTCATACCCTGCGCGTCGACGAAGCGGCCTACTGCCTGAACATCAGCGAGCGGCACGTCTATTCGATGGTGGCCGAGGGCAAGCTGACCGCCTTGCGCGAAAAGCCGGTCCGGATCCGGGCAACGGATGTCGCCGAAGCCATGGAGGATTTTGACGAATGATCGGGTCACGCGTGCGCGTTGTCGTTCCGGAGGGATGCACGGATCCGTGGATCAAGCCGAAGGATGGCTGGGAAGGCGTTGTCGTGGCCGCCATCGCCGGGATGGATGACCATTTTGCGGTCAGGTTCTTGCCGCCCTGGTGCTCGCTGAAGATCACAAGGGCCATGCCTGGAGCTGCCCTTCGAAAAGTGAAGGTCGTGACGACGATCACCCAGAGAAAGCTGCCGATGTGCTGACAAGCTCCGACGATAGCCCCCGCAAGGGGGCTTTCTTGTGCCCGAACACCAACGTCTAAACCAGTCTAAAATCCTGCGCGTCACGCGCCCCACCTTCTGAAACAACCCCGTGTTTCCCGCATCTTGGGCCCTGCATGGTCGCACAGCCACCGACCACCTCCCAAACCCCGCCCCGCCGGAGAATGGGTCCGGCGGGGCCCTTAACGAACACGGAGGCCGTATGTTCCGCAAGATTCTGGATGTCGCCGTCAAAGGCGTCGAGGCGTTCCTGGGCAGCACGAAGCTGCAGATCATCTGGTGCATCGTTGCCGTCGCCGCCCTTTTTGGAGCGCTGTGGGTACATAGTCCGCAGCAGATCCCCGTCGTCATCTACAAGCTGCTGCTGGCGCCGCTTGGCGGCCTTGCCGGTTGTTGCGTTTGGCTCGCACTGGTGCCCTACGCCAACCCGTCGCGTTACCTGACAAAGGACTGGCGCAGTGATCCGGATGCCGACGTGGACGACCATGCCGACTTCGAGGTCGCGCCCGGGTATGAGGCCGTCTTTTGCACATGTCTGTTCTGCGCGGCCCTGGCCTTTGTCCTGGGCATGGTCGCCGTGGGGATGGGGCTGTGACCCTACGCCAAGCGCTGATCCTCCTGGCCGCCCTGGTGGTCCTTCTCATAATAGCCACCCTTGCCTGGGGCGGCCAGGCCATCCCGCCCCAGGCCATGCAGCACAAAGCGCTCCTGATCCGGGAAGCGCGCATGGTCTGGGGGCTTGATGCGCCCATCGCTACTTTCGCCGGGCAGGTTCACCAGGAGAGTGCCTGGAACCAGGACGCCGTCTCACATGCCGGTGCCCAGGGCCTAGCGCAGTTCATGCCGGCGACAGCCAAGTGGATGCCCACCATCGCTCCGGACACCGGAGAGCCCTTGCCATTTTCGCCCAGCTGGGCGCTGCGGGCCATGGTCACCTATGACAGGTGGCTTTGGCGCCGGGCCCCTGCGGCCTCGGACTGCGACCGTTGGCACAAGACTTTGGCCGCCTACAACGGCGGCGAGACTCGTCTTCGTCGCGAAGAGGCTATGGCCAAGGCCGCCGGGATGGACCCGGGACGCTGGGGCCATGTTGCGTTGTTCAATGCCGGGCGCAGCCGCGGAAACTATCGCGAGAATCGGACGTATCCCACGCGGATCCTCCGCAAGTGGACAGAACTTTATCGGGAGGCCGGGTGGGGTAAGGGAGGCTGCGATGTGGAGTAAGGCGCTGACGCTGCTCTCGTGGGCATGGGGAAAGAAGACCTGGCTGGTGGCGGGGCTTGCTGCCGCGCTGCTGGCCAGTTTCGCGTGGGCCTATGTGCAGGGTCTGCGTCTTGATGCCGTGCGCGCCGAGTCGCTGCGACAGATCCATGCCGAGCAGGTCGCGCACAACTCCACGCGCGCAGAATTGGCCGCCGCCCTGGCAGAGGCCGCGCGCTGGGCCGACGTGGCCACCCTTGCCCGGGCAGCCACCACCAGCATGCGCGCAACGGCCCAGGCTGCCCTGGACCGCGAGGTGCAAGCCCAGGTGGACAGTCGGGCCCGCAAACAGATTTTGTCCGTGGCCAAGCCGCGGATCCGCACGGACGTTGAAACCGTGGAGGTGGTGGACAATGCGACGCGTCACCGCGCTGCTGATCGCCTTAATCGCCCTTGGTAGCATGGGATGTTCCGCGCACCAGGTGGTGGTCCCTCAGGCACCTGAGATCGTGCGCATCGTCCCGTGCCCGTGCCCGCAGCGCCCGGAGCTGCCGGCGGTGAATGGAAGTCTACCCTTCGACCACCAGGTGAACGTGGAAGTGTTCCTGGAGCGTGACGACACCTTCAGGGCGTACATCAAGGGGCTTGAGGCAACGGTCGAGTGCTACCGCTCGCAGGTGGAGGATGGCCATGACTGATTTCGCAGCGCGTCTGGCGAAGGTGCCTCCAAATATTTTGGAGACAGCCAGGGCCACAACCTGGCCGAATGCTCCGATGTCAGAGGTACTGGAGACGGCAGAAATGCTGATGCGGCATCTTGCCGGCGAGAAGCCGAGCGAAGACCGCCAGCTCTGGCAACCATGGCTCACGGCACGGGATACGCGGCTCATCCTCGAAGCCCTGCAAGAGTTTGAGACGGCCATCCCGGACGATGTCGAGCCACTTCGCAAGCTCCGTGAATGGTTTCGGGGGACGCTGCATGGATGACGTTGACGATTCCCAGAAAGCCGAACGCCTCTACCGACAAGAAGCCTTGGGCAACATGACGCAAGTCGGGCACCCGGGATTCGTGAGTCTCTATGTCTGCATCGAGTGCGGAGAGGATATCCCGGAGCGCAGGCGCAAGGCCATCCCTGGCTGCAGGTTGTGCGCCGCGTGCCAGGCCGAGTTGGACAAGTAAATCTCATTTTTCGTGACAAAGGAGACTGAATGAACCCGCAAGAGATCCAGGCCCTGGTCAGCGCACTCCAAACTATTGCCGCGATTCTGTCCGGCCTGGGTGTGCCCGGAATGATCGCCCTGGTTCTGGCGGCCCCGGCCCTGGTGATCATCACGATCCTGATGCTCGACTATGTGCGCAACGGACGGATGGAGAAGATGCAGAAGGAATTTCGCGGCGATACGACGCGGCTCATCGAGAGCCACCGCAAGGAGACGGCGCAGATCCTGGAGGCGTACAGGCTGGACACGCAAAGTGTATGCCGGGAGCTTGGCAAGGAGCATGCCGAGGCGGTGCGCTTCTACACCGACAACGTGGAGTTGGTACGAAACTACGAGCGCATGGCCGATGGCATGCAGACCGTAGTCATCGGGAACACGCGGGCTGTGGAACGGCTCGTGACAATCGTGGAGGGAAAGAGATGAGCGAACGACGCGAGAATATGGGACATCGCGAAGACCTGCGCACCCGCCGCCGGATCGTGGCCGCAGAGATCCAGTCCCACAAAGATAGTATTCGTGCTGCCCTGCCGTCCGTGGCCGACGCTGACGAGATCGATGCCGAGCGTGTTCTGAATCTGGCCCTTGCCCTGAAGGAAAGTCGCGACGAGCTGGCCGGTCTGGATCGCAAGATCGGCATCCTCACCCGCGAACTGGAGGGGTGATCATGGGCTGGGAACATCCACCCGAGACAGTCTGGAAGGCGCAGGAGCTGTACTGCTGCGATCGACTTTCTTTTGACCGCGTGGCCGAGCTGACTGGAGTTTCGGCCACGACGCTTAAGGCGTGGGCGGACAAATACGGCTGGCGAGAGAAGCGCGAGGAGATCGCCCAGGCTGAAAGCGACATTCGGGTCAATACGGTCATGGGCCGCAAGAAGGTCCTGGAGCGCCTAGTCGTAGCTCAGAACGGCATGGAAGCATCCCAGCTATCCTTTGCCGTTTCTGCGCTGGAAACGCTGGCCATGAAGCAGCAGGAGGCGATCAGGGCCGGGAAGATCATGGAACAGGCCGCTGCGCAGCCGGCGGAGATCAGGACCACGGCCGACATACCTGCTGCCCTGGAAGAAGCCGTGCGTCTGAAGTTGGGCATGTTGCTCGCTGATCCTGGGCAGGTCGACTTCAAAGCCATCAAGGACATCAAGCAGGCCATGGATTACTTGGCCCAGCTCAGACCCAAGGATGAGGCCGAGAGCACCCAGGGCCGGGGCCTCACTCTGGAAAGCGCCAACGCCATCCGCAAGCAGATCCTGGGGATCAAATGACCACGCAGCTGCCGGACGCAAAACTTTTCTCCTTTGGAGAACACGAATCAGCACCGCCCGTGTTGCTGAAGTATCAGGGAACCTGGGTGGCGGATCAGTCCGAAGTCAAAATCGGAGAGAAGTCCCGCCGAATCGGCCTGACCTGGGGCGAATCCGCCGACGACGTGTTGGTGGCCGCCACCGAAGGTCGAGATGGAATGGACGTGCTGTACATCGGCTACAACATGGAGATGACCCGGGAATACATTCAGACCTGTGCCTGGTGGGCGAGGGCGTACAACAAGGTCTGCACGGAGATCGAAGAGTTCCTTTTCGACGATCCGGATCCGGAAAAGAATATCTCGGCTTTCCGCATCACCTTTGCCTCAGGCCATGAGATCGTGGCCCTGTCCAGCCGTCCGACAAACCTACGCGGCCGCCAAGGCCGGGTGGTCATAGACGAAGCCGCGTTCCATGACGACCTGCCTGGATTGATGAAAGCAGCACTAGCACTGCTCATGTGGGGCGGCCAGGTCGTGGTCATTAGCACTCATTTCGGCCAAGACAACTATTTCAACAGCCTGATCGAAGACTGCCGGGCCGGACGTCTGCCGTACTCCGTGCACCGCATCGATTTTGACGAGGCCCTGGCGGACGGGTTGTATCGCCGGATCTGTTTGGTCCGCGGCATGGAATGGACCGAGGAGGCAGAGCAGGAATGGCGCGCCAAGATTGTCAAGTCCTATGCCGACGACGCAGACGAAGAGCTATTCTGTATCCCGTCCAGCGGGACTGGCGTGTATCTGACACGGAACATGATCGAAAGCGTCATGAAGCCGGATATCCCGGTCATCCGCTGGGAGCCACCTGCCAAGGACTTCGTGGACTGGCCTTTGGACAAGGCTCACGCTTGGACATGGGACTGGTGTGACGAGCACCTTGCGCCACTACTCAAGGGGTTTGACCCCAGATGGACACAGCATTTCGGTCAGGACTTTGGCCGCAATGTTGACCTGTCCGTGTTTCATGTCGGCCAGGAAACGGCCACCCTGGATATCGCCACCAGGTTCATCCTGGAACTTCGCGACTGCCCCTTCCGTACCCAGGAGCAAATCCTGACTTACATTGTCGACCGCATGCCAAATTTCCGCAGCGGTGCAATGGACGCCCGCGGAAACGGCCAGGCCCTGGCCGAACTGATGCGCCAGAAATACGGACAGGATCGCATCGCCGAGGTTATGATATCCGAGTCCTGGTACCGGGAAGTCATGCCGCTCTTGAAAGCCCAGTTCGAGGACAGGACCATGGACCTACCCAAAGATTCTCCCATCCTTGATGATTACCGAGCCATCAAGCGCGTACGAGGCGTGCCCAAGATCCCGGACGTCCGTACCGAAGACGCCGGCGGAAAGCGCCACGGTGATGCGGCCGTGGCCGGCGCCATGTTGGTCTATGCCATCAAGAAGATGGATGGCGGCGGCCGTGCTGAGTACAAATCTATTTCTAAACGCAGATTATCGAGGAGAGGCGCATGGTAATTGTTGACCAGTTCGGACGGCCTTACCCCCCGACAACAAAGCCGGAGCGCAGGCCCTTGGCCGCTGCTCCTTTGACAGACGCATGGCGTGAATACGTGGTGGCCGGCATCACCCCGGAACGCCTGGCCTCAATCTTTCGCGAAGCTGACCAGGGCGATATCCGCAGGCAGGCGGAACTGTTCGAACAGATCCTGGAGAAAGACGCCCACCTGCTTGGAGAAACCGGGAAGCGTGAGAACGCCATCCTGAATGAAGAGTTTCAGGTCCGGCCTGCATCGGATAGCGCGAGGGACCACTCCGTGGCCGAATTCGTCGATGACTTTTTTCAGGACCAGGACGACTGGCCAGACGTGCAGGTCGCTATGCAGGAAGCTGTCGGCAGAGGGTATTCGGGCATGGAGATCCATTGGGACGTGTCCAGCGGTCAGGCTGTCCCGTCATCCTTTGAGAGCTTGGAGCACAAGCGCTTTTTATTTCAGGACGCCACGGGAATCGTCAGCAAGACGCCCAGGCTGATCACGGACACAGACCCCATGGGCATTGATATCCCGTCCTGGAAGGTACTCATGCACCGCTATGGGGGAAAATCCGGCAGCCCGACCAGGTCGGGTATCTACCGCGTGGCCGCCTGGATGTTTCTCTTCAAGAATTACGCGATAAAGGACTGGGTCATCTTCGCCGAAGTCTACGGGATGCCTCTGCGCATCGGGAAATATGCACCAGGGGCGACAGAGGCCGACAAGGACGCATTGATCCAGGCCATCAGCAGTCTGGGTACAGACGCAGCTGGGATCATCTCGAAGTCCACGGAAATTGAATTCGTGGAAACAGCCAGCGGGACAACCAGCGCGGACCTGTACAAGCTGCTCGCGTCGTTCTGCAATGCGGAGATGTCGAAGGCCATCCTGGGCCAAACACTTACTGCGGAAGTCGGCGACAAGGGCAGCTATGCCGCATCCAAGACGCACAACGAGGTCCGCCTGGATTTGATTCGGGCCGACGCCAGGGCATTGGCAGCCACCATCCGTCAGCAACTGATCCGCCCCCTGGTCGGTTTCAATTTCGGTTGGGACACGGCCCTCCCAGGGTTCGGCCCGGTCTACGATGAAGACGAGGATCTCCAAGAAAAAGCGTTGTGGATGATGCGCTTGCTAGATCGTGGAGTGAAGATGCCTGTGAAGTGGGTGCGAGAGCAGTTCAAGGTGCCTGATCCGGAGCCCGGTGAAGAAACCGTCGGAGAGCTGCTGACTGAGCGCGTTGCGGCCAAACGCAAGGCGATCGACACGATTATCGCCGCCGGGACAGCGTCGGCTGATCCGACGCCAATAGAGCCGCTTGCGGACAGAATGAGTGTCGAGGCGGCCCCGGCCATTGAAGCGATGCTCACGAGGATCCGCGCGCTGGTCGAGACGGCCCCGAGCCTGGAGGCCTTACGGGACGCGCTGCTGGAATCGTTCTCCGACTTGCCGTCAGATGAACTGGCCAAGGTCATGCAGGCGGGGTTTGCCGTGGCCGCGTTGGCTGGCCGCAATGATGTCGCAGAGGACTCCGATGCCTGACGAGCTGCGCACAGTCTTCCAGCTGCCCTTTGAAGAGCAGATCGAGTTCTTCCGGGAGAAGCTCGGGAATCTGGTGCCAACCGCCAGGTGGGATGATCTATGGAAAAGTCAGCATGACCATGGGTTCATGGTCGCCGGAGCGACCAAGGGCGATCTGCTGAAGGATTTCGCCGAAGCTGTGGACACCGCCATCTCTGAAGGCAAAAGCATCCAGTGGTTCCGGGATAACTTCGATGACATCGTGGACCGCCACGGATGGGCGTATAAGGGCGGACGGAACTGGCGGACCAAGGTCATCTACCAGACAAACATCTCCACGAGCTATGCGGCCGGCAGGCTGACCCAACTGCGCGAAGGCGGATTTGAGCGCTGGATGTACAAGCATTCTGACTCAGTATTGCATCCGAGACCGCATCATGTCGCTCTGGATGGCGTGATCCTACCCGCAGATCACCCGTTCTGGGACACCCATTACCCACCCAACGGATGGGGCTGCAAATGCCGGGTGGTCGGTATCCGGTCGGATGCAACGGCCCGTGCCCTCGGTGGCGATCCGGACAAGCAGCTGCCGAGCGGTTGGGATAACATTGATGGCAAGACTGGCGAGCCCGTTGGTATCGACAAGGGCTGGGGGTACATGCCCGGTGGGACCGTGGCCGACATGGCACGTAGCCTGGCGCAGAAGAAGGAGACGTGGCCTGCTGAGATCTGGGATTCTTACATCGACAGCATACCTGACGACATAGCCAAAGTGCTCGCCGGTGGAGGCGCATCATGATCAGCATCACGGTTGCAGACAAGGATGTGCAGGCCATGCTGAACGGCCTGGCGAATCGTCTCAGCGATATGAGACCGGCCATGCAGGAGATCGGTGAAGCCTTAGCCGAAGGGTCCAAGAGGCGCTTTGAATTGGCATCGGACTGGGATGGATCACCCTGGGTCAAGAACTCCCAGGTCACCATCCTCAGGTATCTCGGCCTGACGAAGCGCAACTTCAAGAAGGATGGAAGCCTGTCGAAAGTCGGCCAGCAGAGGACTGCAGCCAAGAAGCCACTGACTGGTGAGACCAGGTCGTTGCGTTCCACCATCACCTACAAAGCGACCAGCACGGGTGTGATCATCGGATCGCCGATGGAGTACGCGGCCACGCAGCAGTTCGGCGCATTGCGTGGTGCCTTCGGTCGCACAAAAAGAAACGCCCCTATCCCGTGGGGGAACATCCCACCGCGGCCATTTCTCCCAATGCGCCGTGACGGGGCCCTGTCAAACTCTGCTGCCAAGATTGTCCTGGACATCCTGTCATCTTACGTCTCCAGCGAGTAGCCCCAGCGTGCAAACTAGTCCAAAAAACTCGCGCACCACACGCCTCTCCTTCTGAAAGCCCCCGTAAATCGCGGCAATGTCGGCCGCATGAACGCACCGCGACGACATCAAAAAGCCCCTGACCAGGCCCAGAAACCAATACGAAAAGGCGGATCCTTCGAAATTCGCCTTCTCCTGCGTTCTGATGGCGTTGGTCGACCTGCGGGTCGGTAAATTTTTTTAGACCAGTATTGCACTAGTGCAATTCGCGAAATAGGGCCAATCGCCCACGCCGAAGGAGTGTCACCAAGGCATGAAACGTAAATTGAGAACATCGGCAACGGTCGTCGCGTTGATCGCCAGCCAGGAAGAAAACCAGCAGGCCCCGGAGTGGATCCTGCTGTTCAAAGCCGGCAGGAACGAATTGGAAGGGAGACAGCCCTACCTGGTGGATGAAGAA